ACAGATGGTTCATTAGATGTATCATTTTCTAATATTGATCAAGATTATTTTTATTTTGAATTAGTAATACTAAGAAGAAACCAAGGTCAAACAGATGCAAAACAAATAGGAATATATAGTACAGAAATAAAAGAAGTCAATATAGATTTTATTGCAGTTGAATTAAAAAATATCCCTATTGCAGAACTTCCTCAGATGAGTCCAGCTTATGAAAAATCTGAGTCAATGTTTGTTGTAAATGACTGGTTAATAAGACAAGGGCCAACAGAACAATTTGATTTTAACTATCAACCTATAGCAAATCAAATTAAAGTAAACTGGGTTGTTAATCAAGTACAAAGTGAATATTACTACAAAGGTGGTAATAAGACTGGTTTGATGCGTGATGAACAATATGCATTTTTTATTAGATGGATATATAATACAGGTGAAAGATCTTCTTCATACCATATACCTGGAAGAGCTGCAGAAATGTACAATGGAACAATGGAGAATGAGAAAGTATATGGAAATAATGTTTTAGATCCTGATGGAGATTTATTATTTAAAGTATATAATACAGCATCTACTACAGCGTCAGGGTTAGCAGAACCTGTTGATGGTGCAGGGATAGTTATAGCCCGTGGTGAAATGGGATACTGGCAATCATCAGAAAGATACCCAACAAGAAAACCAGACATATGGAATTCAACTTATGTTGATCCAGAAACAGGAGTAAATATTGGAGGAACTAATGATACACAATATGATTTATGTGGTGAGTTCATTAGACACCATAAAATGCCAACAGAAGAATTAGGACCATATTTACATTTATCTAGTACAAATGCTGATTTAATTAATGTTTTAGGTGTTGAGTTTGCAAATATAAAAAGACCAAAATATAATGATGGTACATACATTACAAATGTAGTAGGATATGAATTGCTTAGAGGTTCAAGACAAGGTGCTAGATCTATCCTTGCTAAAGGGTTATTTAGAAATATGCGTGAGTATGATTTACCTAATGCAGAAAACCTTATAGGAGGAAGTGTACAAGGATTATATCCTAATCATCCTTATAATGATTTAAGACCAGATCCATATTTTCATACTGGTTCAGGTACTAGTGGTACTAATATAACTAAGGGTTGTGATAGTTGGTCAGAATCAATACGTGATTACCCACCGCTAAGTGGATATTCTAAAAAAGTATTTACATTATCTTCACCGGAGTTAATGTTTACTAAACCATTTTTAAATGCATATGAAACTAGATTGTATGGACAAGTTTCAGGAAATTCTAGTGGATACTTTATACCTTCAGAAGAACACCCTAAGTTTAAATTACTAAGAGGAGGTGCTGCAATTATCAGTGCAGTTCTTGGTGTAGGGTATGCAATGCAGCAAATTAGAGGTTCACAAAAACAGAAAGTGGTAGGACCAAGAGGAAACCTATCTTCTCAATCAGGAACATTTGGAGGATTTGCTGGTGTTGGTAATCAACCAGGTCTTGCTATGGCAGCATATCTTACAGCTACTGCAGCAAGTAATGGAGCTTCAACAGTGATAAATGAGGTCCTGGAAGCAATATTTGAAACAGTAGCAGGTGTTGCTGATTTATATACTGGTGGTGCTCTTTTTTATGCTCAACAAACAATAAAAAGCATAGCTGGTCAAAATCAAGGAGATATACCTGGTATCCAGGGTGGTTATGAAGAATCATCACAAGAAACAACAACACCGTTGTCTTCAATGCCATTACTATTAAGAACAATAATATCAGCAACAGTTTCTAGAGCAAACATTGCTTTAGGAGGAAATGAGATGATTGAATTATTTTATAATTTAATTAAAGAATCTGATTTTGCATGGAAATATAATTCATATGGTTTGTTTACAAATTTTGCACCAGTAAATTCAGGATTATGGAGAATTAAAAATACTGCTTCAAATTATTTAGGATCATCTTTTCAAATGTTTGATGATGGTAATTATAAAATAAACAATTTATTTAGACCTGAAACAGTAGCAGTTGCATTAAAAGATGATATTGATAATCCAGATGTAGAAGATAAGTCTAGATTTTGTGTAGGTGGATATGTTAATAGTGCTGGTACTGGAATTAAATGGAGTAACAATTATTTATTAGATCCTAAAGAAAGTAAAAAAGCAGCTATATCAGCTCACTATGGAGCATTGAAATATAATTTTGATAATCAATATGGTCAACTAGATGGTATAAAACAAGTTCCTATGAGAGGTTGTCTTGAGCTGTTAGATCTTGATGCACCTGAAGCAACAATATATTCAAGCAGACCAATTTTTGCAGGGGATACTTTTGTTGGTAGATTTACTGAGAAAGTAATTATGCCTGTATTCTCTAACTTTCTTATTGGTCAACCTAATGAGTTTACATTTGATTATTCACTATATGTAAATCTACCTTACCCAAGGTTTTGGTTAAACTCACAAAGATATGATATAACACCATTGGCAGATGAGATAATTGGTCTTGGAGTATTTCAACCAGGCCAATTAAGTGAAGCTATGCCAGGAGATTTATTTTATTTAGATAGAGGTAATCAATCATGTGGGAATACTGCATGGAATAGAATAATGAAAGGAAGTAGTGATCCTAATCCAATGTTAGCAATGGAGTTTGCATATATGTACACTCATACTAATGGTATATTAGATTTCTATGTTGAATCAGAAGTTAATTTAGATCAAAGAGATTGGGAAGAACATCCTGCTAAAAAAATATATGATGTATATAATAACAATGATATAGATGAACTCTTTCATGCTAAGATTGAGAAGTCAGGTAACTTTTATAAGTATGATGAATCATTAAGCCCATCAAAGTTTGTAACACAATTAAGTACATTTGGTGCACTACAGCTTAGAGATTATGATCCATTAGTTAGTGAGCAATGTTTTATTAATTATCCTAAGAGATTGATTTATTCATTGCAAGCTCAAAATGAAGCAAGAAGAGATTATTGGAGAGTGTTTTTAAATTTTAATTATAAAGACTTTAAAAATGCTGTTAGTGTAATTAAACCTATAAGCAAATCAGGTGCAATAATATTTTTCCCTTATATGTCTCCTCAACTATTTCAAGGTGTTGATGCTTTAAAATTAGGTTCAGGTACTAACGTTACAATAGGAGATGGTAAATTATTTAATCAACCTTTACAAAATATTGCTAACGCTGATATATCTACTGAGTACGGATCAATGGAAAGTTTGAGAGGTGTTATAAATACACCAATGGGATTATTCTTTATGTCTCAAGCACAAGGAAAAATATTTCATTACGGTGGTAAAGCTTTAGATCCTATATCTAATGCTGGAATGAAATGGTGGTTTGCTAAATATTTACCTTCTAAATTTATAAAACAATTTCCTAATTCAGAAAATTCTGTGTGGGTAGATAACCCAGTAAACGGTGTTGGTTGTCAAGTAATGTATGATTCAGTAGATGATATAGTCTACTTTATGAAAAAAGATTACCAATTAAAACCAGCATATATAGACGGTGCAGTATTTACAGATGGATTAACAAAACCTGTAACTATATCTTCAGGAGTTTATGGAAGTCTTAACGTTGACATTGGAGATCCAATATACTTTGATGATTGCTCATGGACTATATCATATGATCCTAAATTAAAAGCGTGGATTTCATTTCATGACTGGCATCCTCAATTAGCCTTACCAAGCATTAATCATTTCTTTACAACAAGCAGTGCAACAACAACAGTACCTCAGTGTCCTCCTGGATATAATTTTAATCCAGTTACAAATTTATGTGAGCAAAGTGTAAATGAAACTATTGGTGCAGAAATAAATATTGATGAATTAGCAGCAACAGTAACAGGTGGTGCAACAAACTGTTTACTAGATATTGTGATTGCTATAGATTGGTCAGGAAGTACTGGTAATATTAATTATACACCCATGACTTTTGATTCTGCTGGTAATCAAACTGGTGGTGGTAATATGGGTAATAATTCAGCTGCTACAGCACAGATGCGTTGGTTAGATGTATTTATGGCTAATCCAAATGTTAGAGATTCATTAGCTGCAGGAACAATGCAAGTTGGTATTACTGGTTGGGGTACCCAAAGTATGCATTTAAATCAAGGTTCTTTAAGTATGAGTAGTAATGCTACTGGTGCAGGACTAATTGCTTTATATAGTGCTAATTGGAATACTACTAATTCAACTAGTGCTGAAGCAGCTATTAATGCAGCAAATCCATTTAGTGGTACTGGAGGCTTAGGTCAATTAAATGATAAAGCAAACTCTTCTTATGCTGCTCAATATCCAGCTAGAACTCAAGATCCTTCTTTCAAACAAATTTTAATTGTTGTTACGGATGGAACTGATGGTACTGAAGCTACAGGTATAGCTGCTATGCAATCTCCTAATGTTCCAAATAATCCTCCTCAAGCAACTAATACTGGAGCTTGGGCGGCAGGAGCAAATCAATCAGCAGATATAGATTTACAAGATGCAACTAAGCAAGAAATTTATGCAGTATTCTGTGGTAACAGTAATGCAGTACCTGATGATCCAATATTATTAGATAGTATTTCTAATACAACATATGATGTTCCTAATTCTATACCAGGTCCAAATCAATATGCAATGAATACTGATGTTGTTGGTGAATTAAATGCATCAGCTAATCAAATTGCAGGAGATGTATGTTCAACACCATTTGTGTGTGAGTGTCCTACAGGATATACTAAAGTTTATTTAGACCCAGCAACCAATACATATACAGCTGACTCAGGTGTATGTGATGATGTTACTCCTCCTATATGTAGAAAGGTAACTTGTGAATGTCCACCCGCTACAATACCAGGTACAGTAACTACAGAATTAGGTACATGTCCAGATAGTGCTCCTTTAATATATCAAGTAGGAGATCCAAATTTTGTAAGTGATAGACAATGTAATTATTTCTTTTACATAAGTACTATACCTAATTATGAAGTTGGTGGTTTTTGGAGACATAATGTTAGGTGTGATTCATTTGCTAATTTTTATAATGTTGACTATCCATGGGAAATAGATTTAATATCTAATACAGGGCAAGCGGTAAATACAATTAGAAGTTTTGAATATCAATTAGAATCATATGTATACAAAGGAGATCCTCAATACAATATGTGTGGTGGTGATAAATGGGAAGATTTAAATTTTAATTTTGATGCAGCTATAGTATATAATAATGATCAGACTTCTGGATTGCTAGTTATTAATCAACAAGCTACAAATGATCCATGGGGTAATTTAAATTATCCAATTATAAATGCTAACAACATAGATATATTATCTTCTAAAGTAGAACATAAATTTAGATTTAATCAATTTTGGGATGTAACAAATAATAGAGGTGAGTTCCCTGATCCATCAGGAGTAATAACTCAACAGTCTATATTTAATACAGATTGTAATGGATACATCAGACCTTTAAATTCAACTAATATTAACTATGCTAAATCAGCAACACAGCGTAAAAAGTTTAGACATTACTCAAATAATGTTATACTTAGAAAAAATGTGTCTGGAAATAGAAAGATGTTATTGAGATTAAATAATACTAAACTTTTACTATCACAAAGATAATGGGACATAAAAAAAGCATAGGACTACCAGGAGGACCAAATGAATTCCTACAAGATATAACACAATATATATCTGTAGATGGATATAAAAATGATAGTCCAGATAAAACCAATCCGGTTAATATCATTGAGTCAGGTTCAATAACAATGGAGGATGTAGATTTTCCTGTTATGGGAACAGATAACCTAGGTAATAGTGAGATGATGATGCCTGGTAATAACTATCAGTTTCCAGGAGATAGTGTGTTAGAAGTACCTATGGTACAGACAGGTTATGAAGTTCCAAAAAGACAAGGTGTTAGACTAAACTATGATGAAGAAGGTAAAGTAATTGGTGAGTCAAGTCACATAATGAAGACGGAAACTTTTGATAATGTAAATTGGTTTTCTTTCCCTACATTATTTCAAAATGAAGATGGCACTTGGGTTGACATGTCCGAGCAAGCAAAGAAAGATTGGAAGCCTGTATATGAAGAAGCTAAAAGAAGAGGTGAGATTATAGATTTTGGAAAAGATAGAGAAACTGCACTAAAGTTTGGTAAAGGTTCTTGGAAACCAAAATTTCAATTAAGAGGTGAAGTAGATAACACTAAAGGAGTTATACCTAATCAAAAAAATGTTGATAATTCATTTCAAAGAAAATGGTTAGAGTCACCCATGTATAAAAAAATATTAGCAAATGAGGTTGGTCCAACTGATGATGCTGAATTTATAACTAATAGTAGAATAGGTAATTTACAAAACGTACCTATAATAGTAAATCCTGGTACACACGAAGATGAAGATGTAGGTGCAACATCTTGGAGTGTGAATGGAGAAATGGAATTTTTTAAACCATCACATACTAATCATGAAGGGCATATTTATGAAAACACTTTTGAACATGAAGTAGGCCATAGTGGAGATAGAGTTGGAGAAGATACATTAAAAAGATATGAAGATAACTTAAGCATTGGAGATAAAATTGCTTTAGCAAATGCTTCACTAAGTACTAGACCAAGCAATATATTTTTACCAAACTATGTTTCTTTGGCAAATAAAGCATATAATTATATTACTGGTCAAGAAACAAACGATCTTGAAGATAGGGCTAAACAGATATATAAAAACCTTAATACAGAAAGACTTATACCTACAAAAACTATTAAAAGATTTGAAGACGAAAGGGTTAATATAGAGGGGTATGATGATGATGGAAATCCTATAATAAATAAGCTTGATATAGCAAGCTATGGAGCCTATGATGCAGATGGTAATCCCATAGTAGCTTTTAATAAAGATGGGTCTGTAAAAGAAGGACAGATAGAAATAGAGAGAAGCCCCTGGGGAGATTATGTTTCTAATCCTACTGAAGCTAGAACTAGATTAAATACAATTAGGTCAGCAGCAAAAGATCTAGGAATATATGATCCTATGACTGAACCATTAACTAGAGAAAAATTTCAACAATTAATTGATAGAAGTTCAGAGTTAAACAGAGGAGAGTCAGATGGTTTCAATCCATTAATGCAATTACAGGATGTATATAGTGATGATGAGATTTTTAATCAATTAAATGAGATTTCATCTGTAGATGACAGCAAAGATAAATCACGGTATGCACAAAAAGGTGGTGCAATTCCAAAAGCACAAACAGGTAATAGAGGTAATAATACATTAGATAAGGCAGTCATTCCTGTTTTAGAAGGAGCAGCTGAAAAGGCAGATGAATTTTCTACATGGCTAGGTAAACAAACTAAGGATTTAATGAGTCCAGATCTTGATATAGAAACTAGATTAAAAATGTTTGAACAAGTAAGACCTGTTTCTTATCCGGGGTTTGGAAGTATTGTTAATGAAGGATTTGGATTAATAGGTGATGCATTAGGTTTAACAGATCCTGAATCTCCTTCACTTGATAAAGATGGGGATCTTGATTTTTCTGAAGAGGCATGGGCACGTGCATTAAAAATTCCAACTAAGGATAAGTATATAAAACAGCAAACAGAATACAAACCAACTACGGCTAAAGATAGTGATGTTCAGTACTATAAAATATCTGATGAGATATTTGATAAAGAAGGTTTCTTATTGGATTTCCAAGACATGGCTATTGGTGATAAACAAACAGTAGATGGTTTATTACCATATATGAAAGAAGCTTATTTTGAGGCAACTGGACAAAGCGGTAGTATGTTTATGGATACAGATCCACTTCAAAACTTTCAGGTACAAGTTGGTTATGATAAAGAAAGAGATCAGAAGTATCTTTCTATGTATGATAAATATGATTTTAACAGCATAGCAAATGCAGGTATAAAACCATATGAATTTTATGATAGAATTTACATACCTAAAGATTCTGATAAAAAAGAAAAAACAAAAAATAAGGTAGACTCTAATATTTTATATAAGCAAGCTTTTGTTGAATCTAATCTAGATCCAAAAGCTAAAAGCAATAAAGGATATATGGGTCTTGGTCAAATAGGAGATAGCCTTATAAAAGATTATAAAAAAGCAAATAAGGTAGATGAAATAGATCCTTATGACCCTGAACAAAATTATCAAGTTCAAGAGTGGTCAATGAATGAATTATACAACTCTTCATTTATCAATAAGGAAAATCAAGATGATGATGTAAGGTTAATTAAAACGTTAGCTGCATATAACTGGGGTAGAGGCAATACATTAGACTTATTAAATGAATTGAAAGAAGAGGGTGAAGATATATACAATGATGTTAAATGGGTATCTAAACTTCCACAGGAAACTCAAGATTACATTGATATGATTCTGTATGATAAAAATACAGAAGGAAGACCTAATGTACAGGAAAACTTTTTAAAGACAACTACTGATGAAGCTTATGACTATTATAAGCAGTTATATAACTATAAAGATATAAATGAACAAGATAGTCTTCCAGTAAAACAATATGCAGGTCCTATTAGACAAGAAGAAGAACAAAGTTTTTATCTTCCTGAAATGTGGCAACAAGATAATTATGTGCAGGAACCAGCTCCTCCTTATATGGGACCTTTTAGACCGGCTGAGGAAAAGCCTAAACAAGAAGATGACAACCTAACTTCTTATACAGTTAAGTCAGGAGATAACCTGACAAGAATAGCAGAACAGTTTGGTACTTCTGTAGATGAAATTGTAAAGTTAAATAATATTGATAATCCTAGTCAAATAAATATCAATCAAGAATTAAAATTACCTGAGTCTAAAACTAAATTTCTTAACTATGATATTAAGTCAGGAGATACATTAGGTAGAATAGCATCAAGATTTGGTGTTCCTCTTAGAAAACTTGTAGAAGCTAATAGTTCAATTAAAAATATTAATGAAATTTTTGCTGGTCAAGATATTGTTATACCTCAATCTAACTATGAAGAAGTAGAAGAAATTGAAGAAACATGGCAGGACGTTGATCTATTAGATGAAGACAGAAAGAATATTAATGATTCAGCTGATGAGGATATAATAAAGAAAGCTCAAATGGTTAATGATCCTAATGGTCATTATGTTATAGTAAATAAAAAAACAAAGAGATTAGAAGTTTGGAGAGGTGGAAAGTCAATATTAGACTTTGAAGTTCTTACAGGTGCTAATAAAGGTGATGCTTTGACTGTAACAAAGATGTGGGATTTTAACCAAGATGGTAAGATAACAGATGAAGATAAAAGAAATGGTAAATGGATTCCTAACTGGAGCGCTGGAAACAAAAACACTGGTGCAGGTAAGTATTATATAAAAGAAAGTTATCCTGACTCACCGGATAAATATGGTGGTAAGGGAGTTCCTTCATTTAATTTATTTACAGATGGTACTGACATAGATGTAGCTACTGCTATTCATGGCCCTACTTCTGGTAGAAAAGGTTTATTTAATGATGGGAATGCTGAAAACAATAGAGCAAGTAATGGTTGTATAAATGGTCAATGTACTGATTTACAAGCATTGTATGATTTAGGAATGCCTGCAGGTACAGCGGTATATGTATTACCAGAAGATGATGGTAATAATTTTCAATGGGTTGATGGACAAGCTGTATTAAAAATGTCAGAAGATAATAGAGAAAAATATACTTCTAATTATATAGACTCTACAGGTAAAGAGCAAACTCAACAAGGATCTAATTATTCAGTAAATACATTAAACTACCAACCTATACGTCCAGTGTTTGACCAACAAGCTTTTGAAGAAGAAGTATATAATGAAACGGGTACTCTAAAGTCTATTGGTGATATTTTTACTTCAGACTCCTCAGATAAAGAAGAACAAGAAAACTCAACTAAACCATTTATAGATTCTTTAGTAGATAACAAGAAAAAAATAATGGTAGAGGCAGGTATACCTAGTGATGTATATAATGATATTGCTAGAATTGCTTTTGGTATTTATGGTAATGAATCTAATTTTGGTGATACACACAGTGCTGGTGGAAACTTTACAAGAGGTGTTACAAAATTTGTAGCTGATCAAAATAGAAAAGGAGAGTTACCAATAGTTGGCTCAACTGATCTTTTACCTAAAGTTACTTCTTCACCTGATGTATTTAAAAAATATGATGGTTATTCAATAGATACATTACAGGGATTAACATCTCTTTCTCCTTTAATAGCTCTTGCTGTAAAAGATAGTCAGAAGAATAATCTTCCTGTTTATGAAAAAAGTGCAAAAGAAGATTATAACAGTGTTGGTTTAACTCAACTTAGATGGGATAATATAATAAAGGAAGATAAGAATTTACCAAAGGACAAAAAACAAATAAATATATTAAAGAAGTTTGGTATAACATCTAATAAAGATTTATTAGATCCTGAAAAAGCAGCTATAGCAACTGTATTAAGATTAGCATTCTTAGCTAATAATAGAAAGGGTGTAGATAGAAATGATTTATTTAATACACTTCCTAAACACTGGGGAGGATCAAGTAAGGATGATGGTAAAACATATACAGATAACGTTAAAAAACATGCTAAGTATTTAAAGTTTCAACAAAAAGGAAAGTATATGCCAAACTATGCAGTAGGAGGAGAGAAAAAACAAATACAAATGTATAAAGATTATATAGATGGTGTCTATGAAGGAACTGACAAAGAGAGTAAAGCTAAAAGTTTATATGATAAATTAAATAGAAAGCATTATAAAGATGCAAAAGAGTTAGGTAATATGTCACCACCTAACTATATTTTGACTCATCTTTATCAAGCTTAAACCCTAAAGATTAGTGAATCTCCCTAATTATTTGTATATTAATAATATAATATTATCAACGTGGATTTAAACAAAAAAAGTGTAAAACAACAAGGAGGGTCAATGATTCCTCAACAACCTGGTATGCAACAGCAACCTCAAGTTGATCCGCAAGTTATGCAGATAAGTGAAATGTTTTCTGCAGCTGTTCAAGAAGGTCAGCAACCTCAAGAAGTATTGATGGGTTTAATGCAGCAAGAAGTTGATCAAAATATTATAGGTCAGGCTCTTATGCAATTGGGTTATGAAGAAGAAGCAATTATAAGTTTGTTTGAAGATGTACAAAAACTACAACAACCACAAGAACCTAGCCCACAGCAAATTACAAATAATCCACAACAATTAGCAAGAGCAGAAGAAATGCAAGAAGAAGCTCCTGCTATGGATATGAATATAACATCTATTGAGCAAGCTAAATCTGGCATAGAAATTAAACCAGAAAATAAAGGCAAGTTTACTAGATGGGCTAGTGCAAGAGATATGTCAGTATCTGAAGCTTATAACAAAGTTATGAGCAATACAGATAATTATCCACCATCAGTAGTAAAAATGGCAAACTTTGCTAAGAATGCTGCTGGATGGAAGAAGGAAGAAGGTGGTGAATTTGAGCCACACTTTATGTATAAAGGTGATAGAAAGATTAGAGCTAGAGATATGGCCACTCATCTTAGACTTAAAGAGGCTGGATACAATCATGAAGCACCTAAAGCAGCAGATGGAGTAGAGACAGGAGCAGTAGTAGCATCTGAAGAAGGTACAGATAATACAAAAATGATGTCTGATTTCTTAAATGCTTCTAAAAGTGAGGACGCAGTTAAAACTAAAAATAAAGGTTTAATAAGTAATTTAGAAGATGAAGGTATACTTGAGCCAGGGCCAATGTATATTAACCCTGCTATTTTTAACAACAATGAATTCAATTTAGGGAAAGCTGCAAACGTGCTTATGTCTGGATATGAAGATATGTTTAGTGGTAAGGATAAAGATGGTGATGGTGTAAAGGATGGTAGCTTTAGAGACTGGCGTGGTAAGCATATTAATAACAAAATGCAAAAGATGGCTAATGCCACTTATGACGTTAAGTTTGATACAAGTGATGAAAATAAAAATGCTGCTGCAACATGGTTTAAACAATTTCAAGTTGAAAATCCAGAACTAGGTCAACAGAAAGATGCATTAGGAAATATTATAAAAACAGAAGCAGATAAAGTACTAGATGATATAAATGCTCCAAGTGCAGTAAAAAAAATCTCTGATGATCTGCTAGAGAAATGGCAAACAGGAACAGCAGAAACAAAAGCATATATTGAATCCATATTAAAAAAGAAAGGGCAAGAGATACCAACTGAATATAAAGTAGATCCAATGTCTGGTTCTGTTACTCCTCCTGTTACTGAAAAGAAAGATCCACAAGAAGTAGATGTAGATCCTGGGTTTGATATGAAAGCACCAAAGTCTGTTGAAAATATTGATCCTGGGTTTGATATGAAAACACCAAAAGGCTATAATGGTCCTTTTGATCCTGGGTTTGATAAAGGCGTTCCTAATTTTTCTGACTATCAACAAATGTTAGTTAAATATGGAGCTGAAATACCTAATATGCAAATGGCAGGTCCAGTAGCAAATCAAAAGCTTAGTTTCCAAGAGTGGGTGGTGCAAGACCCTGTTACAAGAGGTGGTGCTAATGGTCCACAATTGTATGCAGAATATGAAGCTGAGTTTGATAATCCTTTTAACCCAACTCCACCGGTAGCTCAAACAAATGATGTGCCTGCACAAAGATCAGCAGCGGATTTATTTACAGATATAAAGGGTCCTGAAGTTGATGCAAACTATGGTGGTGTAGGTGGATTTTTAGATAGAGCTTTAAATAGTACAGTTGCCACAGCATTTGGTGATTTATCAAACTTTGCTGTTGGTGCAGCAGATGTTGCTAATGATTATTTTGATGAAATAAATAAAAAGAAAGCACAAGAAGAATTAAGAGGTGATTTAGTTGCAGATAATATATATGGAACTAAGACAGATGCCTTTAATAAAAGAGGAACGTTTGATATTAATTCTGGTTTGATGGGTAGTGAAGGTGACGCAACAACAGGATTATATATGACTAAAGAAGGTGGTGGTGTAAGAGAGTTATCTAAGTATCAGGATAAAGGTGAAACTAGAAAAGAGAGAAAAAATAGAATCAAAAACTATGATCATGAATATCTAGATGAGTATATAGAATTATTTAAAAGTAAAAACAAAGGTGATAAGACAGCTATAAAAGATATTATGTCTCAAATGGGAGTTACTCAAAATGATACATTATTTGTGGGAAATAGTAATACTGTAAGCGGTGCCAAGATGTTTCCTCAGTTTAATTTAAAACAATATTTAGCATCACAAATTGATCCTGAAGCATATAATGCAGGTGAGTCTGTTATTGTAAATCATACAAATAAAGCTCCTTATTATACTTCAGAACCAGATCCGGAAGATGGTAAATCATATAGCTTTAAGAACAAAACTTACTATGATGATGATAATGGATATATTCATTTGATTAAATCAAAAAAACAAAATGGAGGTGAACAAACTGTAGAGGTTGATTCAAGAATGTTAGCAAAACTAATTGCAGCTGGTGCTGACATAGAAAAATTATAATTATGGCAAAAATTAAAATAAATAAATTACCACAAGGTTTTAGCATCCGCAACGGAAAAGTTGTTGAAGATAATATCATGAAAGATGGTGGTATGACAACAGGTGATCAAGCTGATTATGGTTTGGTTACAACTCCGCAAGCATACTATGGTGATACTAATTTTAACAATTCACAAGATGAATCTGTTAGATATAGTTTATCTAGTGTACCTAGAGAAGATGCTAACTTAGAAGCAGAAGGTGGAGAAACAGTTTTAACTGATTTAAATGATGACGGTACATTTGGTCTGTATGACATACAAGGACCAAGACACGGTAGTGGAGGTGTACCAATGTTTTTGCCAGAACAATCTTTTGTTTTTTCTGACACAAGAAAACTTAAGTTTACAAAAGATGAAATGAGTGAGTTTGGAGTAGGTGGAAGTAAAAAAACACCTGCTAAAATTTCTAAGAAGTTTGGGTTACAAGAGTATTATGGTGAATTAGATTCACAGTATGCAGATAAAATATCAGCTACAAGTGCAGAGCTTATGTTGAAGAAAAACATGAATGACTTATCAAAGCTTGCTTTTGTACAAGAAGCCAAAAAGAATTTTTCTGATGGTGTACCTTTAGCATCTCATCCATATTTAGTTTCTATAGGTGAAGACCCTATTGAGTTTACAGCTAAAGTAGAAGAGATATCAAGGAAAGAAGCAGAAGCTAAAGCTTTAGCAGCATTACCTATTGAGCAACAGCAACAAATAATGATGATGCAACAAATGATGGCTCAACAAGAACAGCAAGAAGGTATGCAACAACAGATGCCTCAGCAAGGAATGCCAGCACCTATGGAAGCATTTATGCCTCCACCAGGAGAGCCAGGGTTAGCAATGGAAAATAATGCTATGATGGGATCTATGGCACAGTATGGAACTGAGCTTGGAGACTTTTTAGTTAAAGCTGGTTATGGTAAAGAATTAGAAAGCTATCAAAAGAAAGGAGAAACTGCAAGAGATTACTATGAAAGAAAAAATATTGGGTATCCTAAGAACATGAAAGATGCTACTTGGGATGGTAAAGCATGGTATCTAGAAGATGGTTCTGATCCAATACCCAAATCAGAATTAAGAAGACAAGCTCTTATTGCAATTCAAAGTGGTCAAGTGCCAGATGCATATAGACTCATGGAAGAAACTTCTGAGACAACTACTCAGACAACTACTGAGACAGAAACAGATGCTGTAACAACAGATAAAACTACAACTGCAACTGACAAACAAGTAGAAACTGTTGTAGATTCTGGTGGTGCTAAAAATCCTTATGCTGCTGGAAGTGAAAAAGCTAAACAATATGATAAATTTATAGCAGATGGGTATACTCCTACTGTAGTAAAGAAGGATGGTAAAAACAAAATATCTTTTGTTAGAGGACCCATTGATGGTAGAACTATGAAAGAGGCTACTGAAATTCAGGTGTTTGATCAAGATAAAATATCTGGAGCTGGTGGTTTATCTGATACTTATACTCCTGAAATAAGAACTCAACAAGAACTAAATAATGATCCAGTTGTAGGTGACGTAGCAACTTTTATAAGTGGTAAGTATTCTGGTAATCAATTACCGGATACTCAGGCTGTAAATACAGATGGTTTTGGATATGGTTCAGATATGTTTTCTAGTCAAGAGTCTGAAGAAGATTTTTATTATAGAAACCAGGCTGTTATAGATGATTTAAAGAAGGACGGTATAGACTTCAAGTTTAATATGAAGTTGACTGATCCAAACTATGATGCAAACTGGAGAGGATTCCAAAATAAATATGAAGAAAAAAGAAAAGCATACTTTGATAAAAAAGGTGTTCAGTACATACCTTATTTCTTTACCGATGAAGTATTGGATGAAAGACTTAAAAATGATCCTGGTACTTATGATAAAGATGGTGATGGTAAGTTAGATGATGAGTGGAATAAAAGAAGGTTTGATGGTAAGAGGGGTGGCTATACTGTAAATGCTCCTGGGTTTGATATGGATTATCAACCTGGAGATGAGCAATTTATGGATTTACCAGATGATCCAGAAGAAAAGAAAAAAATACCACCAGCTAAACCTGACCCAGAAAAAGAGTGGTGGAAACAAGATGTGAATAACATACTTGCATTAAATGCTATTGATGATGAATTGTTCCTGCCTTGGGCTCCTCAACTAGAAGATCAAAAAATTGATTATGTATTAGATGATTATACAGGAAGAGTTAATGCAAATTTAGCAGCACAAAGCACTATGGCAAATGCATTAGGTGCATACGGACCACAAGCAATTGCACGTAGTAATATTCAAGGTAAAACTTTAGATGCTAATGCTAAAGCTATAAATCAAGTTAACCAGAACAATGTTAGAACTATGAATCAAGTTGCAACAATGCAACCACAACTAGATATGAAAGTTGACATGGCTAACAATGCAACAAATAAACAATTATATGATGATACTACTGTAGCATTACAGAATGCTCAGAATTTTAAAAATTGGAAAACTGGTAGATATAATGATTTATATAATGCTGGTATAACAAACGCAGCCAATACATATAATATGAACCAGTTGTATGATTATTATAATGTTAACCCTTTAAAAGGTGGTGATGTTGAATTTGGTCCTAATGGTAAAAGATTGATGAAAGATTCTCAAGGAGATCAAACTCAAGCAAATATAAAAAAGTGGCAAACATTACAGGAGCTTGTTGGTAAAGATGGAGAAGGTAATCAAAGAGAAGTTACAAAAGATATGTGGGACAGAATATATGGTCCTAACTCATCTAATACTAACACAAGAACAAATGCACAACAAGAGCTAATCAATCAAGGTGCACCTGTAGGTTATGATGCAGCAAGAGGAATGTTGAATCAATCACAAAAAGGAAAAGAAATAAAAAGACTATCAAAGTGGGCAGTGCCGTTTTACAGTGGTAAGATGGGAATGTAAACCTAAAGGGTTTATAGAAAACACTTTGTAAACTTATATAATTATATTAATTTTACATTATGGCAACATACGTTAAAGGAGCAGATACTTACTTACCAGACATTAAACCGTTTACACCGGATTATAAATTTCTGTCTGCCGTTCTACAAACTAGAACGGATAAGTATGATGCCAATTATAAAGCTACAAATGACTTATACAATAAAGTTGTTTATGCTGACTTATCAAGAGAGGATACTAAAGGGAGAAGAGATCAGTACGCTGAACAAATAGCTCCACAAATAGAACAAATATCAGGATTAGATTTATCACTAGCTTCTAATGTAGATGCAGCTAAAGGTGTGTTTGCACCATTCTATGATGATGATATTACTGTCAAAGATATGGTCTTTACTTCAAGGTTTAGAGACCAATCTCAAAGAGCACAGAACTTATTAAACTCTCCTGACCAAACAGTACAAGAAAAATATTGGGATGTTGGTGTAAGAGGTATGCAATACAAAATGGATGAATTTATTAATGCTGATCCAGATCAAGCATTAGGTATGGCTCTTCCTGATTATGTACCAAAAGCTAACTTATTTAAAATGAGTCAGCAAATGTTGGCTAACATGGATCCCCCATTAAAAATGAAGATGGATAGATTTGCTAAGCAACCAAATCCAAACTTTAATAAGAATTTACCAGAGTCACGTGAGAACAGAAAAGAAATAACTAATACTGATTGGATTATTACTGAACAAAATGGTTCTTTAGTTACTGGTGCAGCGTTACAACAAATAAGAAACACACTATTAGATAATCCATCTGTACAGAAGTCTTATCAAATGGAGGCTTATGTTTCAGGAATGGACTGGGCTACTCAAGCTGTTGAAAGTGGAGCTGCTGCATCTCTTAGTAATGGTCAAGAACTATGGGCTACAGAAACTATCAAAAGAATTGAAGAAAGAAATATAGCAGAATTAAATAATGATGTTGAAACTTTACGTAAGTTAGAAACTTCTGCAGTAACATGGTCTAATTATAAAGGTCAAAATGGTCTTGTTCCTGGTAGTGAATTAGATAAATTAAATCAAGAACAACTATCTGATATTGAAAAATATAAATTAGACATAGAAGCAAAAAAACAAATTGCTCAAGAAGTAAGTAGACCAACTCCAACAAATAAAAATCTGATTAATAAAGCATATAATTTATATATGCAAAGTAATATTATGTCAGATATGAAAGAATCTGCTCAGGCTTGGAGTGCAAGAGATTACATTTATGAAATGAAGCCAAATCAGTTTGCTGTTGATGAAAAGAAGTCTATGTGGAATATGGCTGAAATCAGAGCACGTGCAGCTAATCAACTTAATCTTGCAGCATATAATGCAAATAGAAGAGATGCTAATACAATGTTGGAGAAAGGTTATCAATATGATGACAATGGAAACCTTGTTCCATTACCTTGGGCTGAGGGTATGGGTGTCAATGGTGGTGGTGCCGCAAATGATTTATTTAGTGTATTGAGTAGTCCTGAATTTAGTATAAGTGATGATAATACAACAACATTTGCAGTGGATGAAGATGGAGATCCAACAGCAAATTCAGATATTATTGGTAATACACAAAAAGCTTATGCTGAACATGTACAAAGTGTTGGTAAAGATGAGATAAATGCATTGTTAGGAACTGCTACACAACCTGGTATGCTACAAATAATGAATCCAAAGGGGAACACTGCAGATGAAAATCAAACATATACTATAAATATTCCTGGTAGAGGAGAAGTAAATGGATCTATTGAGGAACTAAGACGTATGTTATCTGCCACTGCAAATGCTGATGGTACAGGAGGATTAAAGTATTTAGATGGTATAACAGAACTTTATAATACTAATAAAACTAATTTTGTTAATACTAGACAACAAACAAAAGATGATATAAGAGTAACTCAGGGTGAGGATGCAGACATGTCTACTAGGTATGATGCATTATATACTAAAATGGTTGGGCCAAATGGAATTGAAACAAAGAGAAAGGCGGGTGATGTTTTTATAAGTAAGGCATATGAAGTTTATAATGAAGCCTTTGAAAATAATGATATTCTAAAAGCAACTACAACAGGATCAACTTCTAATAAAAACATAGGGGGCATGATGGAAGCAGGTATGCCAGGCAAGTTTGATGAGAACGGTATACCATATACAAAAGAAGAACATTATCAAGAAGCTTTAAAAAGACTTAAAGCTGGTCAATTAACTAATACTGATCAAGATTGGACAGTAGATGGTAGAGGTGATAAAGATTACAGGGTGACAGAAGGGTTGAATAGATTTGAAATGAATAAGGTTAGAGAAGCCTTTTGGTCCAACGAACCTTTATTTTATGTAGATAGTCAAGACCAAGATGGAACAATGTTCACAACTGAAAATACTGGTAAACCTGCAGTACAAAATGTAAGAGGTGATAGACCTATAGATATGCCTCATGTAGCAACTCGCATTTTAAAGAGTGAACTTAGAGAAGAAGCAGGTAAAGTTTATGATGCTTTAACTACAAATTTAAATGCAGCTCTAACAGATAGAATGGATGCAGGAACTAAATCAGCATCATTTGAATCAATTAAATTTGGTATTGATGGTGGCTATGCTGATGTAACAAATAATCTTACTTTTGAATATGGATTTAATCCATTAGCTCCTGATTCAGATGCTTTTAATGAAGTAAAAAATATGGCGCTTCAGATAGGTTCATTAAAGAAATCAGGTACACCTTATGGTATTGGTATAGGTAACTTAACTAATGAAGACCAGTTAGTGCAGAAAGATCCATTAGCAATGAAGGTATTTAATCTTTTAATGAAAGATGCACAAACCTGGGTTGGTAATCCTAAGAGGTCTAACTCAGCTGCAATAGCACCTATATTTGATCTTTCATATAAATCAGTCTATGATATTGCTTCTAAAGGAGATAAAACTCATGCTGGTTTTGAAATAAGTAATATGTCAGAGTGGTTAGCATCAAAAGTAAAAGGATCTGCAGCAGATGTTAAAAAACAGTTTGGTGCATTAACTACAGATGATATTGCTAGATTAAAAGGAATAGGAGAAGACAATGATGGTACGGGTATATTTATAGTATTTCCACAGGCAGATGATATAAATATTAAAGCAAGAAAGAATGATTATTTTTCTTCAACAGAAATAGATATTCTTGGTGGTGAAAATAGTAGTTATGCTGAATATCAAGTTCCTAATGATAATGGTATAACACCTACAGCTACATATAGAGTTTCAAAAAATGGTACGGGTGATTATGATTTAATAACAGAAATCAATAGATATAATCCTTATCCAACAGACAAAGATCTACAAGCTAATTGGAAAGAGTATACAACAACAACAAATACTCATAAAATGGATTTTTCACAAGGCTTGCCAGGAATTGATTTACAAGTAAATCAAGTACAACAAACACTAGAGGAAATCAGAAGAAACAATCAAGCTCTTAGAAAAAAGGATCAGGCAATACAAGGTAAATAATAAATCAAAAGTAGATGGAAAACGAATCTAATAAGCCATTAGCGCAAGAGATTAAGAATCAAGAAAGACCTGCCCCAAGTATAATACCTGAAGGGCAGTTCCGCTTTGAGCCAATTGCAGAAATGTTTGACTCTCCAGAGGAAAACTTTAATGACTATCTATTAAGCAGTGATTTAGCAGCTGATGATGTTTCAGGTGTAAATGAATACAAAGCTGAAATAGATAAGTATGGCATAGGAGCTATGGCCTCATTAGGAGTAGCTGTACCTAGTTTTGCATCTGATACATATAACCCAAGATCTCAAGATCAACCTGCAGATAATGATTTTTCTCTGATTCAAAAAGCATTAACTTTAGAGAAAAAACCAATTTCAGAAACTAGAATGGCTCCTATATTTTCAGGAATGAGACAGGGTCAATTTGAGAGATATTATAATCATCCTGAGTTTGATAAGTTAGGATTTTCTCCATACTCTAATATGGAGAATTACTATAATGCAAATTCTACTATCTGGGATGACATGACTAGAATGAGAGGTCAATGGATGTCTCTTGCTGGTACAGGATTAAATTCTGTATATGGATCTTTGTTTAGTGGTGGAGATTATCTTGCTCCTGATTTTGAAGCTGCAACTGAGTTTGAAGACACTATGGGTATTTCATCATCTACAAGAGGTGGTGGCCTTGCTTTCTTTAATAATTTAGCAGCTAACTCTGCATATACATTTGGTATACTAAGTTCTATTGCTATTGAAGAGATTATACTTGCTGGTGCATCAGGATTATCAGGAGGAGCTTTAGCTGCACCTGCAGCTGTAAAGACTGCTTCAAATGTTGGTAAAGCTGGGAAAGCTCTTTATAGTTTTACTAAGCTATTTGATAGAACAAGAAAGATACTACAAAAAGCAAAAGAACTTGAGACAGCAAGAGATTTTTATAATGCTGCCACTACAGGTGGAAAAATGGCTCTTAATACATTAGGTAAAGGCTTTACACCAAATACTCTGAAGGCATTCCAAAATATGAAGACAGCACAAAATGCTGGACAAAACATGACCAACCTAGCTAAAATGGGTACTGGCTTTGGAGGTTTCTATAGAGATCTTAGAGCAGTAAACTTAGCCATGGCTGAAAGTAAGTTGGAGTCAGGAATGGCTTACAATAAAGTAATGAGACAAGGTCTTACAGATGCCAACAACTTTAGTGGTGGTCAAGGTATTACTGATGGAAGAGATGTATCTAATGCAGCTAATCAAGCAGCATTTAAAACTATGTTGGGTAATGCCCCTCTTATATATGCAAGTAACTGGTTTGTTATTGGTAATGCAATGGGAGGTTTTCAAAGAGGAATACAAAGAACTATTGGATCTACATTTCAGAAAGGTATAAGCAAAAATATTGTTAATACTGCAGGTAAGAAAGTTATAAATGGTGCGGGTGAAGTAATTAAAAGTCCATTCAAATACATAGGTGGTGGATTTAAAAATACAATGGCAAAAGTTAAAGCAGGAGGTTTTAAAGGTATTGTTGGTTCTGGTGGTATAGCTATGCTTGATTATTTTGCAGCTAATGTTGCAGAAGGTATACAAGAGATTGGTCAAGAAGCTATCTCAGCTGCAACTGTAGGATACTATACAGAAATATTAAATAACCCTGCTCAAGGGGGAGAAGCTCTTAAGAATCAAATGATACTATCAGCAATGGGTGATCAGTTTTCTGCACAAGGAGCTGGTACATTCTTATCTGGTTTCTTAATGGGTGGTTTAGTAAGCGGTCCTCAAAAGTTATTCTTTCAAGGTGTTCCTTCTATATATAATTATGGTCTTCAAGAAGCTGGAATTGGTTTAGCAAGTAAGTCTCAGAAAGAAGCATATGCTGAGTATAAAACTAACAGAGAGAACATGATTAATAAGGTTGTTGAATCTTATAATAAATCTTGGGATTCTCAAGCAATAGATCCTTCAAGTCTATTTGATATAAATAGATTAAACTTTATGGTGCAGAAAGAAGCTGCTGAGAACATGAAGAGCGCTCTTGATATATTTAATTTTGTTGACAATGCAGATAGATCTAAGTTCCAACAATATTATACCATGTTTGCTGGTAATGGTTCACAGTATTTTAAAGATCAACTTCAAGGATTTTTAGAACTAACAGATGAAGAACTATCTCAAGCATTTCCAGGTGTATCTAATAAAGATAAGAAGGATGGTAAGTTAAGAGGACGTATTAATGATATGCTTGTTGGTATTGATAAGATGGAACAATCTTATAATGAAAATAAAGATAAGTTTAAGAACCCATATAATAAAAACAAGTTTAATCCAAAAACACAACAAAGACAATATATAGCAGAGCTGCTTAATGAAGAAGCATATGAACATGTGCGTTATTTATATATGTTTACTAATGATGGATTTAATAGAGCTTTAGAAAGAGCAGATAGTATTTATTCTAAGTTGCAGTCTGATCCATTATTTGATAAGATGTCTGCAAATGATATTACAAACTTACTTGATGAAAAATCAATCCAGGTTGAGATAGATATGCTACAACTTGAGATCTTAGCCACAGGTGAAGATAAAACTCAGGGTATTGGAGAAACAAATAAAACCAAAAAAGAAAAAATAAAGAGATTAAAAGCTATTCAAAAAATTATTAATGATCCACAGAATAGATTTAAAAATGGAACCTTTAAAAGAAACAAACTTTTAAAAGGTAAGCTCAGAACTGAGTTTAGAAATTATGTAAGATTTATGGCATCTGCTGCAGGGACATTTGCAGATGAATCTAAAATTGATGCAGCTCTTGAACAAATTGTAGACTATGGTGCACTAAAAGGAAGAGCACGAGTTTATGACAAAGCTATTCAGTTTATGCAAAATCCTGAAAAGTTTGCTGAGATTCAAGAAAGAGCTTATGAAGTAAATAAAGAAATCTACGGTCAGCGTGCTAAGATTACTGAAGCAATGGTAAAACAATATGTAGATATTGTTGAGGCAAATGAATTAGTAAATCAACTTGGTAAGATGGGTGTTTATGCAGCTACATCAGAAACACAAATGTTTTTACAAACTGGTAATGCCGCATTCTTACAAACATTTTATGATGATAATGGTAGAGTACAACCAGAAATGCATACAGTATTGTATGAACAAATTCAACAACGTTTATCTATTTACAATCAAACAAGAGCAGAACAACTTAAAGAAGAGAATCCACAAACTCAAGAAGAAATAGACGTTGAACAAAGTGAAGAAGCAAGATCTGCAATAGATATTCTTTTAGAAAAAGCAGGTATAGATGTAAAGATTGATGTAAGTATTAATAGTCCTTTGTTGGTTAAGGTATTAAAAAGAAGTTATAATAAGTATAGAGCTCAACAAGCTAGATTAGGCTTACCTGTCTTAGATAGTACTGAATGGATAAGTACTGCAGAAGCTATAAATATTAGAAACGTTGTTAATGCAGTCAAAAAAGTATGGGCATCAGGTGAACCTCAAGTTGGTGTAGAAGGAGTTTTAGAATACGTTAAACCATTAGAAACAGATGTAATAAAAAATGATACGGGATTTGAAGAGTTTCTACAAGACCCTGAAGTTTTAATTAACAACCCTGTTATAACATCAATACTAAATCAATCAGGTGTTGAAATGTCTGATATTGTTGAAAGTAAAGATGTTACTTTAGAAGAAGGGCAAGCGCTAGAAGATACACCTCAAAGAGTTTTCTATAAAGAAGGTGTTACTGCAGACATATATAAGATATCAGTAGTAGATAATCAAACAGGGGAGATTGTTGAAATGTATAAGCTGTTAGATAAAAAAGGCAATGAGTTACCTTCTGATGTTCTTGAATTTGTAGATAAGAATTTTAAGTCAGTTCAAGGTGTATTCTTGGCAGGGCAAGGTAAGACAGCTAAACAAGCATTAGATGCTTTGAATACAAACCTTGTTGATTCTAATACTCCATTTAGTTTTGATGGTGTAGACAATTTAACATATGGTCAAGTTGTGTATAAAGACGGTGTAAAATACATTGTTGTTCAGGATCCACGTTTTTCTAAGAAATTTGGTGCAAACCAAAAACTTAAAATAATTAAAGAGTCTGATAATGTAGGTCCATTTTCAGACAGAAAGTTTTTATTTGTACCGCAAGGAGAGTTTAAAGGCAGGTTTACTTTAGAGGAAACTACATTTGAATTAATACCAGATTCTGTTACTAAAATTCAAATACAAGATCTTACTACTTTATATCCACATGTAAATTATACTGAGGGAAGTACGGAGTCTGATAACGTTAATGCAAAAGAAAGATATAATGCTATTCTTAGCATGTTAACAGCAGAAGAAATAGAAGGCTTACAATTAGTTGTTACTCTTGATTCACAAGGTGGGACTAATACTGGATCATATGCAGTTAAAAATAGAGCTGGAAAAGTATATAAAGAAGGCAACCCATTAATAGATAGATTACGTAGTAAATACATAGTTGGTATAAAGATAGCTTCTCCAGAATTAGCTGCATCAATTAATGAAAAACTAAAAGAGATGGGCATTGAACCATCTAATAGTCCAGAAGGTGTCTTTGCATATTTGAATAATGAATCTTTTTTAATTAGAGATCAACGTACAGGTAGCCCTATAGATCCTAGATCTATGACTAAAGAACAAGCAAGTAATGTTATTCTTGCTCAGAAAAACTTAAATGCAGAACAAAAACAACAGGCACTTGAGCGTGTACATAATGCGTTTGCATTAAACGCACTTGTAGTTCAAACGTTTGACAATTTAAATATAGATGAAGAGGTAACTTATATTATGGCAAATTCAAAAGATCTACCTTTTGGATTAAACTTAACTCCAGGAGGAGGGAGAGTTGCGTATGCCAAATCTAGAGAAAGAGTTTATCCTTTACCTATGGATGCACTGCAATATAATACTGCAGATCAGGAGGGTAATTTATTTGTATTTGATTTAAAATATGATAAAGAAACAGGTAAAAGAAGTTATGACTTTACTACAAATTTAAAAGGTAAAGAAAGAGATGCTTTAGAAGATGCAATTGAAAAGCAATTAAAAAAACAAAAGCAATGGGATAATCTATTAGATGCCGGTATGGGAACAGATAGATATCTAGCTATGGTTAGATTGCCTAATGGAACTTTTGCTAAAGTAAACTTAAAACCAGTAGAGTATAAACAAGAAGAATTAGAAGAATTATATGTAGATGTAGTTGAGGCAGCTAAAAGAATAGGTGCAATGACTAATGGTGAAAAGAGTATTGAAGAAGCTGTTAAATATAACAATGAACTATTAAGTAGATTATTTCTAAGTAGTTATTCAGGTAACTTAATAGAGCTAAATGTAGGGCCTGACGGGTCTATCTTTATTTCTTTAGACAATAAAAATTCTAAGACAAGTTTAAATGTAGGTTTTGATTTAGCTAAAATAAATTCTAAAGATAACGCCAAACAAGTAATTGAAGATTTAGTTGATGAATACAATAGCAATCAAGAAGTAGACGGATTAAATGCAAAACTTAAACCTAAAAATTTTAGAAAGTCTTTTGCTACAGGTGTATCACCTCAAGAAATATATGATAATAGTACAACAGAAGTATTACCAGAAGTAGTAGAAGGACAAACTGTTGAAGTTTCTGCCGATTCTGATGCTATACAAATGTCACGTGATATAGCTTTTATTCCTAATACAGATAAAAGCAATGAGCTAGAAAGAGAATCTGCACTAGGTAGAGACAAACCTACAGCAGCAGAAGCAGAAGATTCTGTATCAGATATGGAAGAATCTGAGTTTGAAGAAATGATTGATGAGAATAATTTTGGAGATTATCAAAAAAATATTGATCATGTTGTAAATGCAATACTCAGAGGTATAGAGTTAAGCTCACGTGAAAAACAATTAATGAAGAATGATGTCTTCCGTCAGTCTGTTACTTTCCAGGTTACAGTACAAGGAGGTCCGGGTTCATTGGCTGTTGAGAAAAATGATAAAACAACAAAGCTTGATGCTATTAAAGCTGAGCTAGAGTCTCTTAGAGAAAAGTTGGAAGAAGGTTTGACAACTAAGAAGGCTAAAATAAAGGCTATTAAAAGTAGTAAGGAGTATCAAGATCTATTAGCTAAAAGAAAAAAGATGGAAAGAGGTGCTAATAAATTAGTACAGGCATCTTCTGAAACAGAACGTATTGATGACTATAATGAATTTATAGATTGGGCAAATGATAATTTACCAGACACAATAACTATAGAAGATTTAGTAACTCTTGCAGATAATGGTATTTCAAAAGGATATGAAAGAGTTGGTTCTTTTGTTTTAAACTTAGATAGAATAGCAAATGGTGTTGATGTAAACGGTATTATATATACAAGCCCTTTAAGTCCTTATAAATACCATGAAGCTTTTCATAGTATCTTTAGAACTGTTCTTACTCAAGAGCAAATTAATAGATATAGAAGTATTGCTAAATCAGAAGTCAAAGCTAAGTATGGATCTAAATACAAAATAGAATTAGAAAGGTTTAGAAATTCTGCTCAGCAATATAAAGACATGTCTGAGATTGAATTAGAAAATGAATTTGCTGAAGAATATATGGCTGATGAGTTTGAAGCTTTTAAAAAGAATCCAAGAAGCACTAAAACAAATACAGAAATAAAATCATTCTTTACTAAACTAATAGAATGGATCAAAGGAGTATTTTCTAAGTATTCATCTACAGAGTTGCTTACATTATATGAAAACATAGATGCTGGTAAATTTAAAAATGCATCCACACAGTCTAATGAATTTACAACTTTAGAAGACTCTTTGGGTGGATCAGTTACTGTTGCTAATGCATTAGTTAGATATAGCACTGCATCTAAAGTTGTAGCGGAAGGAGAGCCTGCTGGTCAATTATATGTTGACTCAGATGTAATAGATCCATTGATTAGATCTATGGCTGGTATGTTTATAAATAGAGTAAATGATCTTTCATTAACTAAAAAGTCATATAACCCTACTGAGGTTTATAATGATCTTGAAGTTGACTTTATGATAATGCTTGATCCAAATAGTGAAGCCAACAAAGGTTTTACAGGAGCTAAGAAAGGATATCTTGAACAACTGGATGATGCATTTACAAACTACCCAGAAGATATCAAAAAAGAAGTTTTTAATTTGATTAATGTTATTTCTGATATGGATCAGGCTGATCAATTAAAAATAGAAAATGTTGAAGAAACATCAGGTATAAGAAGTACTAGTGATTTTAATAAAGATGCTGCTGAGATAGGTGGCTTTAATTCTTTATCATACAAAGTAAGATCATATATAGCAACCACAACTATGGTTGGTGTTGACTTCTTTGGTAAGGAAGAGTTAACAGAAGGAGAGCCTTTGATTGTACCTGTTAAGTTTTTAGAGGCTTATACAGCATTACTCAAATCAGTTTCAAATGAAAGTAATCCTGCTGTAATGCTTAAGAGAATGTATTCATACTCTAGATTAAATCCACAAGGTAAAGCAGTAGTAGATAAACTATTTAATGACACAGGTATTACAATAGAAGGTCTAACATCTTCTGAACCATTCAAAGATGTTACTGATGGTTCTCTTTTAATTTCAATCCTAAAAGGATTTGAAAACTATAAGGTTGATTACTTATTTAATGAAAGAGATTCTAACGGTAACCTTTTAGTTTATACTGCATCAGAACGTGATGATATAAATGCTCAATTAGACGAATGGTCTCAAGCATATATAACAAAAAGAAAACTTGCTTTAGCAGATCCTAATAGAGTTAAATCTTTATTAAGACTGACAAAGGATATGAAGGAAGTTATGCAGTCATATCCAGAAGAAACAAGCTTGGTATATCAAATGTCCAGAGGGTTTTCTGAACGTATGTTTGATTTGATAGGTATTAGGTTAAGCCCTAACTATATTGCGTATAGTATTGCTTCAGCTAAAACAAATAAAGACTTAGAAAACAGTCCTGAGCTATTAGCATTAAAGGATGCATATAGTCAAGAGCCTATTACAAATGAATTACTGGATCAATTATATGAAGGTCTAAGTAGAAATGGAGATATATTTTCTACTAAGGAAGGTGGTATGGCATCAAGGCTTACTAAATTAAGTCTTGCAAATGCTGTAATGGATGAAACAATTGGTTCATCTACATTTATAAACCCTAATGGTGATATAGTATATGCACATCAGCTACCAACGTTTCATTTAAAAACAATGGCGGCTCTTAACAATCAAGCAAAGATTGATGAGTTACTTAACAACCCGTTCTTGTCAAATAACTATTTGCTCAATAGTGAAGCATTTTTAAATCTATCTAGAGAAAATAGATTAAAAGTAATTAGAGTTGCGGGTAGTAAACTTAAAGAACAAATAACAAATGCTGATAATGATCAAGTAAGTGAAGCTTTATTAAATGAATCTATATCACAAAATAAAGCTACTCAAAGTTTTGGAGAGTTTACCCCACAGGAGTTTGCTATATCTCTTATAAACAACTACATGTCAAACTTTAACAGAAGAACTGGTAAAGTTGAAACAGTAGTTGGTAAAGACGGTCAAGAAATTGCAACGTCTCCAGTATTTTTAAGAGTAATGGAAGCTGCTAATACAGGAGACTTAGCATCTTTACCTATAATAAAAGCAGTTACTGATAAAAACGGTAACATTGTTCTTACAGAAGAAGCAATAGGTACATTTATAAATAGTATAGAAGCAGAGTTCAATAGAATTAGTGCAGAGCTATTAGCATTTGAAACTGAACCAGGCAACATTGAAGGTTTTAATAATGAGAAAAGTGATAGAGCAGATAATGGTAGAGCATTTAAATTTACTAATAATGGTCTCTTACTTACTGAAGAAACTAAAAAAGAATTAATAAGAGTTGCTACAGAAAATGCTAAGCTGGGTAAAACTATTTCTTTCAAAGAAGCTTTATCATCAGCAGTTGGAGTAACAAGTTCATCTATCAAAAATGAAGTTAATGCAAGTTTAGAAAATACTTTCTCAGATTTTATGGGTGTTCTCACATCTCTAAAAGTTACAGATAATTTATCTACACAAGTATTGAAAGGATTGAATATTGCTAATGGGGTTTCAAGAACCACAGTTGATTTATCTATGCTGAAGTTAAATCTTACAACTGACAGCACATATAATTTAAAACAAATATTCTTTAATAACTATATTAATGCAAAGGCATTAAATGATTTACTACTAGGTGATCAAGCCATAACTCTAAAAAGTATGGTTGATAAAGTTAAAAGAGCTAAGTTGCAAAATGCTGCATACTATAGTGCTATGAGTCAGATTACTGATCCAAGTAAAGGCATTACACATGCTAGTACTAATTTTGATTTATATCCTTTCCAGGATCCAACAGCTAAATCTGATTTTACTGGAAATAATATTGATCTAGCTGATGCACAAGTTTATATTACTACAAAAGGTATACGTTATTCAACATTTGCATTTGGTAGATTAAGTCCAGCAATGGCAAGTATGTTAGATGATATTGATATAGGTGCACCTATTAGTGCAGATAGAGCATGGGGATCACAAGAAAATTCTATTAATTTATCTAAACAACAAGATTTTATAAACTCTAAGAAGTTTGTATACATGGATGGTAAGACTGCATTAAAAATGTCAGTTACTGTTTTAACAAAAGAATATACATCTAAATATAATACAGACACCGGCATATGGGAAGCTAAGCCAAACATGCAACAGCTTCATTACTTGCGTGAGCAAATGGAAGCCAATGAAGAAGTTAATCAAAACTTTGCTATGGCAGCGCCTGTTTCAGCTATAAAGATGTTGAAGCAAGGGGTTAATTCACTTGTATCAGGGGAATTTGATACAACTGAAGACTTAGCTTCAATTAATTTAGATACTGCATACCTTGGTCTCCAGGTTATAAACCCTTCTAATAAAGTTATAGTAACTGATATGAATCAGATAAAGGAGCTTATAACTTCTGAACAAGATGATAGTACTCCAGTATCTATAGAAGGAAGCCCGGAACTAAACAACATAGGTAAGGTAAGAGAAGCATACAATGATGCAGTTAGTAATAGAGTAACTTTAAAATATAAAAATAAAAGAAACCTAGTATTTAGTTTTGATACAGCACTTGATGAGTTTGAACTATCAAAAGAAAAAGGTGCTATAACACCTAACCTTGCAGCATTTTTATTAGAAGCGCAAAAAGGCTTAATGTCAGCAGGAGCATCTTCAAACTTACTTGAGTTTTTTGCTGTTGAAGGTGGTGTTCAAAAGTATAATTTAAACAGCCCAATTACTGCTAAAAAGTTTGAACAGCTTTTCTTAACATACTTTAGTAAGGGTACATTAAAAGAAAAAGTACCGGGTACTTCAGTTGCATTGTTATCTTCATTTGGTCATAAGGTCTACAGACGTGTATATGAAATGAAAAATGGTATGCCTAGTAGATCTGAAATTGTAAGAGAAAGTGCTTACAATGGAGAAAGCCTAGAAAATATAAATGATCTTGTTGATGGTAAACATGGTGGTGTTCTTGTTCTTGATGTTCTAAGAACAGGTGTTATGGAGTACAAAAACAATGATGTTGTAAATGGAGAGCCTACAGGTGTAAGATATAGCGAAACTATTATGCCTGCTATGGATAGAAATATAATGGAGTTAATTCAAGAAAATCCAGATGCTGCAATACCAGAAGTGATAGCTAAAATGTTTGGTGTACGTATACCTACACAGGATAAACACTCTGCAGTAAACATAAGAATTGTTGATTTTATGCCTGTGTATTACGGTTCAACTGCAATATTTCCTAAAGAACTTGTAGAAATATCAGGAGCGGATTTTGATATTGATAAAGTATATGCGTTAGCAAAAGAATACTACTTAGATAGTAATAAAAACTTTAAGGCTTATGGTTCTGGCAACTCTTATTTTGAGTATGTAAAGTACATGAACTTAAAAGCATCTGAACCTAATAATATCTTTAGCACGGCATCTTCTTTATACAAGGATGAAACACTTGCAATAAGAAGAGATAACGCACTAAGTGCTGCAGAACAGACTAGGGTTACTGATGATCAAGGTGTAAATAAAATTACAGAAGAAGCTCTTAGAGCAATGTTGATATTAGGTCTGCCCGTTACTAAAGCACAATTTAAATCATACTCTGAAAAACATGGATCTCCAAATGAAGGAGTACTAAATAATGATATATTAGATTACAGATACACACTAGCAGGTAATACAGGTGTAACAGGTGAAACACTAAAAGCTATTGATCAAGATTCTGGTCAAGGTAAATCAGACTTGCCTATAGCCTATCAAGCAGCTGATTTAAAAATGCTAGAAGTTTTATTTGATGAGCTTTCTGAAATTGAGGGTATAGAATTATTTGCAAGCAGAAAAGATTCTGATATTGATGTTGATACACTTCATGGAATGATAAAATCTTTTGAAGCAAATAAAGGTGCAGCTATTGGTGCAATTGTAAAACCTAACCTGGCTTTAAGTCTATTACGTGAGTATAAAATTAAACTAGATAGACCTATAAAATTTGATGGTAAAACATATAATGGCTTTACTAAAGACAAAATAAATGGTGAAAGAATACAAGATATTATTTCTACTTTAGTTACAATGGAGACTGATAATGCTAAAGAGCGTTTGATAGCTAAATTTGGACTTAACATTCATGCCGTTGGTTTAGTTGGTAATATGGTTTCTTTAGGTATTCCATTGAGAACTTCAATCTTATTAGTAAACTCTGCTGAAATAAGAGACTTATATGATCAGGCTTTAAATAAGAGTGATCAGTATGATGCAAGTTTAGATACGCTTTTATCAATGCGTATAAATGCAGTAGCAGCATTAGCTGCTAAACAAAAAGATAAGAGTGGTGGTAAACTTCCGTTTGTAAAATTATCAGATAAATTTTTAGAGTCAGCTGTAGATAGTACAGAAGACTTAACATCTAATGAAAGACTTCAAATATTATTTTTATTTGATAGACTTAATAGTGTTAAAAAGTTTACAAACAAGATAAACAAAGTTACAAGTCTTACACAGGGTCTTCCTAAGTCTATACCAGAGATGAAAGATTCTATTGAAGATATTCTTTCTTTATTTGATAAAGATGCTCCTATGGATATTAGACCAATCTATGGTAACAGCAGCAAAACTTGGCAGAGCACTTATTTAAAAATATTTGGTCAAATACATAATGATCTTTTACCTAACACTATTTTAACCATGAGTCAGGACTTTAATGATATATTAAATCCTACTTATAAGCAAATGAATACTGATGGAAGAGGGTTTGATAATGAAGCAAAAAATAAAATTGAGCAAGATTTATTATCTTATTTAACAATTAAGTCATATCAACATCTTCTTAATAATAGTTCTGGCAATTCTTCTGTAGAGAATTCATTACTTTATCCTGGAGTTGTAGGCACAACAGATTTATCTTTAGTTAAAAGAATAGAAGACCTACGTGCAGACAGGGCTAAGAAAGGTGAGGAATATAATTACTTCCTTGACAGTTTTGTAGGTACACAATATGCCGGGGCAGAAGGCAATAACTCAGGGTTAAATTTAGTAAAAGCAGATACCTGGAGAAGGCTTAATGCAGCAAACAAAATTGATCTTCAAACATCATTTGCAAAACTATATGGTTCTATTGAGACAAGAGAAATAGCTGAAGACATTCTGCATTATATGATGGTTAAAGATGGATTGCAACTTAAGTATGGAAGTCTTATGAGTGCAATGAGTCCTTTTATTATGGACAAGTATCTTAAAAATGTTGGTGCAGTAGAAAGTGCTCTTAAGGGTCAAGTAGAGTTTGAACAAGTTTTTGGTGTATCTAAACAAGATGTAATGAAAGAGTTTAAGTATGGATACTTACAATCTAATATTGTAGGACCATATCTTTTAACTTATGATGCTAGCAAACTTGTTGCTGGGGAAACTTTTGATTTTATCAATAGACCTCACAAGATGGAAATTAGTTCAGAAGGTTTTGATCACGTAAATGCAAAAGAATTTATAAGAGTTAAAGTAGATAAAGGACGAGGAGAAGAGTATATATTGCTCAGAGCACTTGCCAAAGAAGATTCTAATGAAAATATAACTGTATACTCTGAGGTTTCATCAATGGGTTCTAATCAGCAGTTTGGTGGTGGCTTTGTAGGTGGACCTAGACTTACATATAATCAAGTAAGAAACGTAGGTAGAGGAACAACACAAAATAGTTTACCTCAAGATAGAGCTGCACAAACAACACAACAAACACAACAAACTAGTGAGGTTGAGTATCCTGTTGATACTAACCCTGCAGCTATACAAGATGTAAATGAAGTATTAAATTCTGAATCAGCAATAGTTAGTCAAACTACGGATTCTGTAACAGTTCAAGCTGATGTAGATGCGGCAGAAACAAACATATCTGACATGGCAAAAATAATGGCTGAGTTGTCTAAGAACTCAGATAGTCTTATATTTGATGAGACAGGAAATGCTATTATAGAAGATACGGATCAGAGCATTCCAGAAGCTACAGAAGTTGAACAACAACAACAAGAGCAACTAGAAATGGATCTTTTTGCTTCAGAAGAAATTTCAGAAGCTTCAAGTCTATCAGAATGGTGGGATGCAAATGTTGAAGGTAATAGTGAAGCTTTGAAAAAGCTATCTGCAGAAAATATAAAAAGCCTTGATGATGCAATATCAACATACGGTGATTTATTTTCACAGACAAAAGAAGGAGAACAAGAAATAATTGAGAGACTTAAATGTCTTATATAATTAAAGAATAATCAAATGGCTAAATGTTACAATAGAAATGATCCAGGATACCAAGCACTAAAAGATGAGTTTGGAACTAATATCAGAACATCTAAGATTATTAATGATTGGCAACGTGTCAATGGTTCTGACATGTTTCCTAGTGTTGTCCAAGCCCAAACAATGGTTAAGGATCAAAACATTGCATTTTCATTAAAGACTCAAGCTTTTGGTGAAAGTGTTCTTGACAATTTAAGAAGAGAAAGAATAGGTAAGAATTTTGCAGGTCAGTTTTTAATTAATAACTCTAATCCTAATACTCAATTATATGATGAAGCCTTTTTAGAAAGTAACCTAAAAAGATTTTACAGATACCTAGATATTAATAATATACCAAGAGAATCATTTACGGTAACAAGAACTCCAAAGAGTTATAAGATTGAACCAAACAATGATATGTTTTCTGCCAGAGATATACTAGAAAAATCAAGGTCATGGGATACCAATAGATCAAGGGCGGTTGTTATGCATCTTAAGAGGATGTTTCCACAGGTACAAGTAAAAATGGTATCTGTTGCACAAGCAAGAGTAATGTATGAGTCATTACCAAAAACTAAAACAAATAATGTTAAATTCAATGAAGTAAATTCTTTTTATATGGATGGTGTAGCTTATCTAATAAAAGGTAGAGTTACAGATGAAATAGCTATTGAAGAAATGTTGCATCCTTTTATAGATGCAATAAAGATGGAGAATGAAGAATTATTTAACTCACTTCTTGAGGAAGCAGTAAATAATTTTCCTGAACTATCACAACAAATTGAAGATGCTTACAACGCCAGTACAAGAAATTTCAGTGATACTGAAAGAGATCTTGAACTTGTAACGCAAGCATTATCAAGACACTTCAAAAAAGAATATGAGACAACACCAACAAAAGGATTTTTAGCAAAAGTTAAAGAAGTCCTTGAATGGTTTAAAGCTGTAATTGAAAACCTTAATAAATATATTACAGGCAGAGAGCTTCCTGTATCTGCTATTAAACCAGGTACAAATCTGAGCGATATAGCTAAACTGCTTAACACAGAAGGAATACAGTTTAAGTTAGAGAAAAGAGTAGATGGTAAATTGAGGTATGCTCTATCACCACAAAAAGAAATACAAATAAAAGATGCTTTAGAAAGGGCTAATGATACACAGAAGCCAATCATAATGCAATTATTTAATGTAGCACAGAGTGAAAATTCAGGCCTTGTTGATTCTCTGTCAGCATCAGTAAAAGATGCAGCAGCTGGAGATTCAATTGTAACGCTTAATAAAGAAGATCATACCTACATAAACTCTAATGATGCTGATAAAGTATACACATCAGTAACTACAGCTATAAAAGGAAAGCTATCACCGGACAAACAGGTGGCTCATAAGATTAATTTAGATATTGGTAACGAAGTAGATACATTACTAGACGGTGTTATTGCTAATCTTTCTTTTGAAGATGCATATGCTGCATTAGAAACAAACATCATATCTAAAGATAAGGCTAAGGAAACTTTTGATACCCTTGGTAGTATTATGGATAGTTTAAAAATGAAAGGTGCTATTGTATTATCTCAAGTTGTTTTATTTGATGAAGCATCTAAAATGGCTGGTACTGCAGATGTATTTATTATAGATCAAAATGGTAAGGTAAATATCATGGATCTAAAAACTACAAAAAATGAACTAAGTAAAACAGTTCCTCTTAATGATAAAAAGGGAAAGCGTGTAGGAAATCAGTACAAGGAAAGATTTTATACTTTAGAGAATGACTCTTTTCTAAGGCAGCAAGGTTTAGCAACTCAATTATCAACAGAGCAGCAACACAATCTACAAGTAAATGTATATAGAAGAATGGCTGAGAATATGGGATATGAAGTATCCTATGATGAATGGGCTACATCTACAATACATTTTAAGGTTGGGATAGAAGGTACTGGTTCTGATCAAGTATTTGATGGTTCAGTAGATTTTGATAGATGGGTTCCTCATCCTATAAGCCAAAACTTAAATTTAGTAAATGCACTTGTCCCACAAGCAATAAGCTCTTACCAAAAAAGTAAAATAGAACAAGAGCAAGAAGGCTCATATAATAAAATATGGAATGGTAAGGATCAGAATGATGAGACAACTGAAGAAGATAAAAAAGCAGCAGAAAACTATGATGAATACAATGCTGCAGCTGGCTTATTAGACACATATCAAAAAGCACTAATTGAAAAAAGAGATATGATTCCTTTGTTGACTTCTAATATATATATGGAATCAACAAAAGAAAATGAGATTGATCAAATATCCAAGACAATAGCATACATAAATTTAGCTATGGCGGGTAATGTTAAAGGTCAATCAAAGGCATTGTCTGAGGTATTACAAGATGCATTATCACAAATAAAAGAGTTCAGGGCTTATGTTGAGAATCCAAAAAATGTAAACAAGCCAGAGTATGTTTCTTATGTTTTAAATTTTGATAAGTATATGAAAACGTTTGAAGGGCTTTTTATACTTAAAGATTTAAAAGGGCTAAATAGGACTCAAAATAATTTAATACTCTCATTACAAACACAACTTAATTTACTTAGTGGTGCTGGAACTGATACAGGAGGAATAGTAGGTACTGCACTGAAAGACTATGTAAAAGAAATGGTTAGGTTAAAATCAAACAATGATTATGGTGGTAAAGATAGTTTGTTTACTGAGAAAGACTTAGAGCTTTTATTGGAAAAAGTTCCAGATATAAGTGACACTGAATACCAAACGAAGGATCTGGCAACATCTCCGGATGTTTTGTTAGCTACAATGGATAAGATAAGAAAAGCTCAGAACCAAAAGCTATTAGATCTAGTTGCTCAAAGAGAATCAATGATTAGAGCTGCAGGTCAAAAGCTTGTAAAATTATCTCCAGAGTTAAAACTTGATGAGCTTTATAAGTTTATGCTAGAGTATGATTCTGATGGTGTATTTAATGGTAGATATGTCACAAAAATAGGTGAGCAATACTGGGCTATACAAAATAAGCTTAGAAGTGAGTTATATGATAATGAAGGTACACCTTATCAATATAGACCTGTATATGATTTAGAAAATGCAAGTCAAGAAGATATAGATTACAATATAGATCTTGCTGCAAAAAAACAGGCATATGGAAATTTCTATATGGCAGAAGAAAAAAGAGAAGATGGATCTTTGCGTCCATCAGGTATGTATCATAAATATACTCAAGAGTTTATTGATATTAGAAGTAAGTATGAAGTATGGATGCCAGGTGCTGATAGTAATCCAAGAGGTAGTTGGGAAAAGAAAAAGAATATATCAGATGCTGACTATGCTGCTTATGTTGCAAAATATTATCAACCAATAGAATATACTAGAGCTGTTAGAGTTAAGGGTGTAGCAACAGGACAAGTCATACAAGACCGTCAAGACATGATGGTGCCAAAAGTAGAGTTTAGAGAAGTACTATTAACTACTCTTGATGGGCGTAACATGAAGAACCCAAAGTATGATGCTATAATGAATGGTACAGATGCAAAGTCTATAGCTCAAAGAGAGTTTTATAATTTGTATGTTGAAATGTATGAAAAAGACTTGCTAAAGAAAATACCTATTGGTCAAGCAGCAAATATGCTTGGAAGAGTTCCTTTAGTTCAGAATAAATTAATGGCTGAGGTAAAAGAAAAAGGTACTTTATTTACCAAGTTATATGCTAGTTTAAGTGAAAGCAAAGCATGGAACATGTTTAATCAAACATCTACTCAAAAAAATGTTATACTAGACAACGAAGGATATATAATTGACCAAATGCCTATTTATTATACAGGTAGACCCAAGTTAGATAGTGACATGGCAGACCTTCAAAAAGAGATAGACTTTTTAAAATCACAGTATAAAAAGAATGAAATCCAGGATCAAAAATATCAAAAGCAAATAGCTGAATTAAACGGTAAAATGGTAAGGCTAAGAGCAACACCAAGTAGAGGTCAAGTTAGTACAGACATGGCATCTAGTTTACTTAAGTTTAGTGCTATGGCTCAAAACTATGAAACAATGGGCGCTGTAGATGATACCTTAAAAGCTTTTGTTAAGGTAATTGAAAACAGAACATATACTCCTGCTCCTGGATTGAGATTAAATCTAGTAGCAAAAGTAAAAGATAAAGTTATAGATAATTTAGGTACTAAAGCAAATACAAGTACTCAAGAAAAAAATGTAGTACGTAGAGCAAAGAAGTTTATGTCTATGATTCATTATGATAATGAAAACATTACTAAGGGTGCTGTAGATAAAATTGCAGATGGACTTATTCAGTTGTCTTCTTTATCATATGTAGCGTTTAACCCATTTGGTAACTTTAATAACTACTTGATTGGTAGAATAAATAACAATATTGAATCTATTGGTGGTAGATTTTATAGTCAAAGTGCTTTTAAAAGAGCAACATGGGAGTTTAATAAAAGAGCTATTCCGGGATTAGTTCAAAGAACAGCACATGGGGGTGCAGAAGATTTACTTGACGTAGTAACATTTGGAGTTATACCAGGGTTAGCTAAAGCTGACTACAATAAAAAATTACCTAATAGCAAGTACGAGGCCTTTGTAGATATGTTTAGAATGATGGATAACATGTCTGATATACGTGAACAAAGCAGAGCTACTGATGATGGTAAGAGTTGGTTTGATAGAGCAACTGAATGGGGTTATATAATGCAAGATGCTGCTGAATACAACTCTCAAACAAAAGTAGGTATGGCTATACTTATGGATACTATGGTAAGAAATAGTAATACAGGTGAAGAACTATCTTTTTATGATGCATTTGAATATGATGCAAAGACACATAAAAATGAAATTAAAAAAGGATTTGATACAGTAATAAAAAGAAACGGTCAAGAAGTAGTTTATACTGATGCAATAAGATATGAAATTAGAAATGAGATTAGAGAAGTAAACAAACAAATCCATGGTAACTACGCTAAAGAAGATAGAATTGTTCTTCAGTCAAGTACATTAGGTTCTCTAGCTATTCAATTTAAGAAGTGGTTAGCTCCTGCAATTAGAGCTAGATATCAAAGAGAATATTTTGATCAAAACTTAGGATGGATGGAAGGCAGATATAGATCCGCTTTATCATTTTTAAATTATGCCAGAAAAGAACTTGCACAAGGTAACATGAACTTCAGAACAATGGGTAAAGAATATCTTAACCAACAGGTTAATGAATATACTAGAGAGAAGTTTGGTGAAGAAGGAGTAAGAGACTATGGACAAGGTGGTAACATAGATCAAAGAGCTAAGAATAGACTGTTTGGTTTCTATAGGAGTATGGCTGATCTAGGTATTATGTTTAGTGTTATGTCTATATCTTTATTGTTTGATGATTTATTACTTGGAGATGATGATGATAGTGATACTCAGAAAAGATTTAAAAACTTAACAAGATATCAGGCAGATAGAGTATACAAAGAACTTGTATTGTTCATGCCTTCTTTTGCAGGATTTGAGCAAGTTGAGCAGATGTTTAACTCTCCAATTGCTGCATCAAGATCAGTTAGTGAAATGTCTGAGTTTTTTGAGATGTTGTTTATTGGAGGTTTCAAACATTCAATGGCAAAAGTAACTGGAAATGAAGAAGCTTTTTATGCCAACTCTAATTATGTATATCAAAGAGGTAACAGAAAAGGGGAATTAAAATTATATAAAAACTTTAAAGATGTGTTCCCAATAGTTTATTCTATTCAGAAGTGGGATTCATATCTTAAAAATGCTGATTTCTATATTAAATAAGACAAATTAACAGGTTTAAATCTGATAGATGACATATAATTTACTTATATTATAGTATACAGGCTTAGATGTATAATGTAAACTATGAAAAGATTATTATTATTATTAATGTTGGGAATGGTTTCATCTTGTGGAACATATAATATATCCACAACCTATAAAATTAAAAGTATTTTAACTATAACAGAAAAAGGAGATACTCTTGCTGTTCCTGTTAGAGACTTTAAATTTAGAATATTGCGTCAAGATGATCCTTTTAGATATCAGTATAGACAAGAATGGCAATATAGAAATTGGAGTAGATATTATATTCCAAACATTAATGTGAGAAATACATACAGTCCACCTGTAATGCACACGAGACCGGTAACAATACCAATAATTAAACCAGTAAAGCCAATAAAAGTTGTTGCACCGATAAGAGTACAAAAGAAAATTAAATTTAACAATGACAACTAAACTATTCATAGTGAGCATAACAGCATTCTGCACGTACTTATGTACGTACTTTTTTGATTTATCAATGGAAAACATGGAACAATACCTGGCGGTTTGTTCAGTATTATGGTTAGATGGAATCTTTGGGGTTTGGGCAGGCTGTAAAAGAGAAGGCTTTAAAACATATAAAGCATTAAGAATTACCAGAAACACTTTTGTTTGGATAGCTATCCTGACAGTAGTCCTTATGGTAGAGAAAGGATTTAGTGGTACAGGTTGGCTATCCGAAGTGGTTGTAGTACCTTTTATGATACTTCAACTTATAAGTGCTTTAAAGAATGCTTCAATGGCAGGCCTAATAAAAACAGAAGAGCTTAATAAAATTCTAGATAGAATTGATAATCACAAAGGACCTAGAAAATAAACTATTAGTTTATGCCAAAAAGTCTTTAAGGAAGTGTGCTATCCAAGCAATTAATCCATTTACATTAAGAACAACAAGATTCCATTGCTTACGTGATGAAGTCTGTACAACTACACATATAAAACCTAGTATAAATAATCCCGGATGCAATGTCCACTGAGCTGCTATCAAAAAGCCTGCACCCATATAACCTATACGGGATGCAACCTTCTGATACGCTGTAAGCTTATTATTATAAGCTAACAATTTGAGTATTTTTCTTTTAACCTTCACAACTTGAACATTCTAATATGTTACGTGCAAAATCCTGAGCACTACTCTTACTAAATTGATAGTATAAAGTTTTAACACCTTCTTCCCAGGCGTACATGTATAGTTTATTTATATCTTTAGCTGACACAGATGGATCTATCATTAAGTTTAATGACTGAGACTGGTCAATATACTTTTGTCTTT